GCTGGAACATTATCTAATTTACCAGCAGGATTTAAACAAAGAGGCGTAAGAGTTAGAGATGAAGCATCACCAATACAACCAGGTGAGTTTAAAGATGTAGATGCACCAGGTGGTAATTTAAGAGATGCATTCTTTCCATTACCATATAAAGAACCATCTCAAACATTATTAAATTTATTAGGTATCGTAGTTCAAGCAGGACAAAGATTTGCAGCAATAGCTGATATGCAAGTTGGAGATGCTAATCAAGCAGCGGCTGTTGGAACAACTATTGCATTATTAGAACGTGGTTCAAGAGTCATGAGCGCAATACATAAAAGATGTTATGCAGCGATGAAAGATGAATTTAAATTACTTGCAAAAGTCGTATCACAGTATTTACCGCCAGAATATCCATATGATGTTGTTGGTGGTGCTAGAAATATTAAACAAGCAGACTTTGATGATAGAATAGATGTTGTACCAGTTGCAGATCCAAATATATTTTCTATGTCACAAAGAATTACACTTGCACAAACACAATTACAACTTGCAACATCTAATCCACAAATACATAATTTATATCAGATATATAGAAACATGTATGAGGCGATTGGTGTAAAAAATGTAGATGCAGTCTTACCACCACCGGCACCAGTTGCGCCTATAGATCCAAGTATGGAGCATATAAATGCTTTAGCTGGTAAACCTTTTCAAGCTTTTCCTGGTCAAGACCATAGAGCACACATTACAGCTCACTTAAATTTCATGTCAACTAACATGGTTAGAAATAATCCTCCAATTATGGCGGCAATACAAAAAAATATTTTAGAGCATATTAGTTTAATGGCTCAAGAACAGGTGCAATTAGAGTTTAGAGAACAAATGCAACAGATGATGTTGTTACAACAACAAGCAGCGGTCAATCCACAGATACAAGCACAGCTTCAAGACCTTACAAATCAAATTGAAGCAAGAAAATCTGTGTTAATTGCAGAGATGACAGAAGAATTTATGAAGGAAGAGAAGAAAATTACATCACAATTTGACTCCGATCCTCTTTTAAAACTAAAATCTAGAGAAGTTGACCTTCGTGCAATGGAAAATCAACGTAAAAAAGAAAATGATGAGGCACAAATAGACATCGCAAAGGCAAAATTAGTGCAACAAGGTGATATTGCAGAAGATAAAATGGAACAAAATGAAGATTTAGCTAAATTAAGAGCCGGAGTTAGCCTTGCTAAATCTGGTGTACAACAAGCGCAAGTTATGGTAGATGATAATTAATAAAAAAGGAGCAAAAAGCTATGATGAACTATAAAAAACAAGTAATTAGTTCTGTTCCAGAGCAAAAAGTTGAAGTAGATCCAAGATCTAAGACAACTGCTGATGGTGCTTTCAATTATATTGCTAAACCAGAGGTGGTTGGCGTAAAAGGCACTAAAAGAATGCTGGCTGGAAAAAGAAAAACTGCAATAGTGGTGTAATTATGTGGTTTCAGGCAATTAAATTAGCCGTTTCCGCTGGTAGTAAAATTTACGCTAACAAGCAGAAGGCAAAAATGGCAATGTCAGACGCACAACTGCTACATGCAGAGCGTCAAGCACGAGGTGAGGAAGCTTACCAGGGCAAATTGTTAGAAGCTCGTCAATCAGACTGGAAAGACGAGGCCGTACTTGTAATATTAACGCTGCCCATTTTGGTGATTGCATATGGGGTGTTCTCGGACGATCCGGGTGCAGCAGAAAAGATAAAACAGTTCTTTGAACAGTTCCAACAGCTCCCGTCATGGTTCACAAATCTTTGGATCCTTGTCGTAGCATCGATTTATGGTATAAAGGGCACACAAATATTTAAGGGAGGCAAAAAATAATGTCTAAATATTATAAAGCATTTAATGCAATTAAAAATTTAATTAAAGGTGGTAAACAAAAAACTACTGGTACAGGAGCTATTAAATCTGTAAAACCCAATGTTCCTAAAACAAAATATGATAAAGCTTTTAGAGATTTAAAACTTGCCGTGCATGAAGCAAAAGGTCAAAAAGCAAAAACAGATCAAACTATTTTTGAATTTAAAAATCCAAAATTTAAAGGTGAAAAATTTACTTTTGAT